TCTTTGGTAATACGCATTCTTTCTGTATTACCGCCTTCGCTAACGCCAAACCAAATATATGGAGTACTGCCAGTACCGCCTTTCGCAATTAGTCCAGTGCTTCTGTTGTCCCCGTGAAGCAGTAAACCGTTTTGATAAGCAGCTCCCTGCTGATACTGAAGCCCTACAAATCTATCGTTACCCCAAGTTGTAACAATATCTCCATCAACATCAAGTTTTTCTCTTGGACTCGTAGTCCCGATACCTACGTTGCCAGCTGCTGTTACTATCATTCTTGTTACAGAACCAATGCCAGCGCCACCACCTGTTCCTCCCGATAATTTAAGTAGATACTTATCAGATGCGTTTTCTGTAGAATCTACAGCTATACCATATCCGCCACCGTGAGACATATAAACATTTACATCCTCGTCAGCTGTGGCATTCTGGAAAGAATAACCCCACCCTGACTCTGCGGACAATCCGTGAATGTGATAGGCTGGATTAGTTGTTCCAATGCCCACTCTTCCAGCAGAGGTAATACGCATACGTTCAGTACCTCCGTTTGTTCGGAAATACAAATGCTTATCAGTACTTGCGTAAATATCAGCTAATGCTGTTCCTTCAGAATAAAACTCAAGAGAAGCTCCGTGTCCGCTAGCAAATGTTTGACCTTCTATTCGTACTTCACCCCATCCATTATTTCCCTTTACGTGAAGCTCTCTTGCTGGACTAGTAGTTCCAATACCAACCTGTCCACTGTCTTGTATTGTCAGTAATGCGTGACTTAGTTGGGCAACATCTGGGTTAAAAGTTGTGTCTGGTTTATTAGCTACAATCCATTTATTACTGCTTACATTATACGGCACACCAGTAAACCAAGACTCATTTGCTTCTGTGTTGTAGTGGTATAAACCTTGACCCCGAGAAACCGCTTGTCCTGCTTGTAGTAAGATTGAGCCAGGTGCATATCCTGTTGCAGTGGTATGACTAAACTTGGCAACATAATCATTAGTAGTACTAGCAACGTGTAAGCTAGCTCCAGGACTCGTAGTTCCAATACCAACGTTGCTCTCTAGTATATATGAGCTATTTCCAGCTGCGGATAACCTAACTTTATTTACACCAGAATTAGCCCTTAAAACTAAGCTTCCGTGACTACTTTCTTGCCCTATTGCAACTACGTTAACGGTATTCCCTGAGTGCGTTAATGTAATCTGGTCAGCTGTGCTGCCTGTAGATTTTACATTAAGTCTAGCCCCAGGACTAGTAGTACCTATTCCTACTCTATCATTTGCTGCATCTACATATAGAACACCAGAGTCTGCATTTACACTATTGAGAAACTTTATTGCCATAATATTAACTTGTCTTGCAAAGATAAAAAATAAAGGGGTAGCGACTTTGCGCCACCACCCCTCTTTAAATAATTATTTATTACTGATTATGCGACACTTGTCACTAATACTCTGTAAGCATTAGAAGCAGGTGCGGAAGCAAAAACTAAAGTAACAGTATTTGTGTTAGTGCGCTCTACGTCTGTGAAAACTGTAGCACCGCTACTCTTTTCGTAAACCTGTACAATTACATCTAATGTCCCTAAGCTGTGAGTAATAGCGTAAGAGGTAGCACTTGCGTCACCAACATCACCCGCAAAGTTCTTAGCATCGTAGTGTGCTTCAACGCCTGCTGCGGTAACCGCACGAACCGTATCTGTACCTGTAACAACCTCAGCTGTAGTAGCTAACTCAACAGCACCTTTCACCGTTGCTGAAGCGTCAGCAATAGATATAGCAAGTGCATTACTACTAGCGTCAGTAGTAATTGTAGTTCCGTCACCTTGAATAGTTAGGTAAGCAGTCTGTCCAATACTCTCAAGACCTGAGTTACCTGCAAATTGTAATACACCCAGTGCTGTAGAAATGTCCAACTTCTTAACCTCGCCAGAAGTATGAAGAAGGATCTCAGAAGTTCCTGATGTAGTACCAAAGTCAGCAAGGCTACCGATATGTAGTTTCTGATTTACTGTACTCCAGTAGTCAGCACTCTCATCCCAAATGAAGCTTACGTTGGCAGCTGTACCACGCTCAACCTCAATACCCGAATCCTGTGAAGGAGCAGCATCACCAGCTAAATTACTATTCAGTAGAATAATATTATCGGCTAAGTTGATGGTTTCGGTATTTACAGTTGTGGTCGTACCTGTAACTGTAAGGTTAGCAGTGATAGTTACTGTAGTGCCATCATCTAGAATACTAGAGTCTACAAACTGACCGTTAGTATCGTCCCACTTCTGTAGTGTGTTAGCAGTGAAGTTCGCATTGTTTTTTAATGCTACCGATACAGCTCCGTAAGTACCACCACCAGATAAACCAGTAGAAGCGGTTACAGCTGTAATGTCTCCCTTCATACTCTGCCATACAGGTCCAGTCTCGTTAATACAAACGTAGACTTCTGTAGAAGAGGTGTTGTAATAAATCTGACCCAGTTTAGGGCTAGAAGGTGCAGAAGCGAGGTTGTGAACGACTACGTTCTGAATCTCATTCTGACTGAGGTTTATACTATTTAGGTACTTTATTGCCATAGCTAGTTAAAATATGCTTTTCCAGAAAATGCTCCTGAAAAGGTTAGGGTTACTGTGTTATCATCTATATATCGTATATCTCCATACACTACGTCTTCTGCTGAGTCTACTACTACTGCTGCGGGTCGCTTACCTAAGTTATGCGACACTGTCCACGTTGCTGACGGAGAACCTTGTGTATGCACATAGTTCTTATCGCCACCACCCTTAAGACCGCGAACCTCAAGTTGATTCTCTACAGGTTGCTTTATAACCGTGCTTTTATTATACCCACTCTGTTGAATGGATACGCTAATAGCCTCATTATTTTTTACGGTTATATTACTCACTTACGTCTTCGTTTATTTTAAAGATTCCATACATCCATGTGGTTACCACAGCCCCTTGCGAGGACTGTAAGTCATACACATATAAACCACCCTCAACCGCTTTCATGACAGCTGCTGAGGCTGTAATAGTTAGCAATCCGTTGTTGTTGCCTGCAAATCCAAAAGAATTGGCGCTATTATCATTAGAATCACCATCAAGCAAAGATGCTGATGAAGTGTCAGACTCACGAACCTGCATCATCCAGTGATATCCTGAAGACAAGTCAATAGCTACGCCATCTTCATCTTTAAAAGTAAGCTCTAAAGTAAACGTGTCACCACGTCTAGTAGTAACATCTACTCTGTTTGCTATGTCTAAGTTTATGCTAGTTGCCATATTACAAAGGTACTAATTTACTGGTTATCAAATAGTTGCGATAGTAAGTCTTCGCTTTGTTCTTCCGTTAACTCTCCTCTTTTTCCTTGACGCTGAGAAACCAATTTTGACTGTTCAACCGCTTGCTTTTTTATGCGACTATCTTTTGCTTTTTCTCTTTTGTCTTCGGCGCTTTGTTGAAACCCATATTGACGCTCAAGATTAGAATCACGAGTTTGAGACTTTATTTTCTCAAGCTCCATCTTATACCCATACTCTACTTCTAGAAGTTGAGATTTTACTTGAGCTTCTATCTGAGCCTTCTGTGCATCTAATTGAGCCTCCATTTGCATCTTCTGAGCTTCCAACTGAGCCGTGACTTGCGCGGTCTGTTGGTTAGCTTGAGCTTGCATCTGAGAATTTTGTTGAGCCATTTGCTGCCGTTGCTTAATACGCTTTTTGCGTCTAACAACTAACAATCGCTCCGCTTGATCTACATCTTTTAGTCTACGTATAGCCATTGCATCTTCAAGGTCTAACTCACCTTGAGCAATTGACTGCTGAATGTTCTGCTCTAAATACATTCTATCCTCATCGTTCATGTTTGTTACAACACGAACCCCAAAGTTATACATAGGTAAGTCCTTGAATGAAGACAGTATACTCATGTTTGTTTCACCTACTGCTTTCTCATAGACTCTATATAAAATAGACTCAGGGGGAAGTACTTGTAGACACTTTACAATGTCTTCACAAACTCTTTTGTATAGTACTTGTGATGCGTAGGTGATGTCGTATATGGCGTTGTTAGAAGCTGATATAGCTTGTTGTCTAACACCAACGAGGGAGTCACCTTTAGGAGTTGATCCATCAACAACCTCATTAAGACCCGTAGTGTCACGAATCATATTAAGGTATTGATTGTATAGTCCAATGAGTTCTTGGATGTTACGTATAGCATTACCTATCTCACGAACAGGTGGGTTTTGGAATCCTCCTTCTGGGTTCTTTGAGCGGTAATAGAATACACCTGTTTGTTCGTAGATATCTTGAAGCTCTAAGGGTTGGAGTTCTCCACCTCTTCCTAGCTGTACATTCTCAAGACCTTCAATGTCAATAATAAGACCATCGGGTTTTGCTTTAGCAATAGATTGCTGAAGTTTCAAGTGAGCTAGTTGCATCATATCCGCATACTGCTTCACACTAGACACCATACTCTTAGGCATCATCTTACGCAAGTTAGTAGCTATAACACTATACGACATACGTGTTCTTGATATGTCGTGCATGTTACGAGGAAGGTTCTTTTTTAAGCCGTAGCTGAATATATGTTTTGTTCCTATAACGTGCTTACCACCATAAACTGTAGCATGTTCCATTTTATGCGCTTTACGCTCAAACACACTACCCGAAGGAACGTGTACTTCATTTTGTCCTTTGTAGTAGAAACCAACATTTCCAAAACGTGATTCCTTTTCCTCAAAGTATAAGCAGTCTGTAGACATGAACTCAAAGTCCAATACCTCAATAATGTATTCATCATATCCGAATACAGTTTTGCTCATACTTTGGTCGTAGTAGCTATTGCCTAATTTGGTAGGGTCGTTAGAGTATCTAGTCTTTACTTGACGAGCCATCTCTTCGTATTCCTCTTCTTCAAACTCATTACGTGAAATACGCTTGAGTTCCTCAATGGTCATTCTTTGTATATGCCCCGCATATTTTAAGTCCGACATTGTAGCATCCTCAGTTTGAGAATGGATGAAGTATTCAGGATCAACATACTTAGTTGCTAAACCATAGTTAGGGTCATTATCGCGCTTAACTACAGCCATACCTACACTCACTAAATCTTCTACAGCTCTACGATATGTCTTCTCTGGGAAGTCATTCCACTGTAGGGTTAGGTTTGTAGCTATTTGCGCTGCAATCTCAGATGCAACTTTAATATTAGTATCAAGAAATATCTCAGCTTCTTCGGGGCTATCGGGTAGTTTATCTACCTCAATGCCTGGGTTTAATCCCGCTTCCTTCATTTTATTGAAGAACTCACGATTTTCAATTCCCGCTTGAACCTCAGCTTTCTTGCGTTCCTTTTCTGTTAGCGATAGTGGGTCTACTGCTTCTAAGTTTGGATATGGTTCACGTGATAGAATCTTATTGACTACAATCTTTACGAACTTAGGAATGATGGGTACTGGAGACCAATCAATGTTTAGCAGTGTACCATCCCCATTGTTTGGGTCTAATGAATTAAGTACTTGCTTATATTTAGATGTATCTTGAGTCCCATTCGCATAATCTCTATTGGTATTGAATTCTTTCATTCTGCGACCATAGAGAGAGTTAGATTCATTTGAAGAACCCCATTGACTTACGATAGCACGAGCGTACTTGAGTCCGTAAGACTTGGCTGACTTTTCAACAAATGACGCTAACGGGTTTGGAAAGCTTCCGTAGTTCTTTTTACTTGACATATTCAGTATATTGGTAAACCCACTTTTATGCAAATATACTAAATACCTGGTAGCTAATTATTTAGAACTCTCTAGGCTTAAATCTCCTAAAAAATACTTTATCGCTTAGGTCACTCTTCTTTACTTCCTTAATAGCCTTCTGAGACGCTAGTAAAGCAAGTCCTGCAGATATAGTCATATCAAACTTTGTACGGTCATCAATATTAAAGCCAATCCAATCTTCTAATGTTCGGCTAAAATACATCCTTCCATAGCTACCTGTATCATTGTTTAACCCTACATGTTCGTGTACATAAGCCTCAATCGCTTGAGCGTGAGCTTGTATAACATCTTTAGAGTTTGAGGGTATACCTTTTGTCTTAGAATTATGTGCTGATCCTGGCGGAGTCAAGTGTTCAGGTCGGTTCATAACATATTCATCATATCCACGAGCTTCAAAATAACGTACAATACCATACTTGTTATTCTCTATTAATAATGGATATCCATAGAATACTGATGCCATTAATATATCTTCATAGAAGATTCTAGCAAGGGGTGGGCGCTCGGCATACTCCGCTACAAATATATTTGATGGGTGCTGCATATTGAACTTATTGTAAAAATGACATGCACCCTTAGAACCCCTTCCGTCTACAGTCTTATCAAGGTCATAGCTATCCACTCCCCCCACTCCTATAAGTGGATTTCCTGGATGATACTTACCATGTTTTGACACTTTACTGTTTCTTGTTCCTTCAGGGGGTAACCATGAAACACGCCATTTTCCGTTCTTATCGGGTGACCATACAACCTCGCTATCTTGGACTCCATCCCTCCACATAAAATTACCACGTATCACAGGCGAAGGATAGACCTCTTCATTATGTGCTATTTGTTCGTATATCTTACCGATATTGAAATGAGAGGATTTGGTAGAGTCGCGGAATGCTTCGTCTTCTGAAAATGGAAACTGACGGATAACCTCATTAAGTTCATAGGGGTCGCCCATCAATGCTTTACGCTCATTGTTGAGGTAAGTCTTTGCGCCTATATCTATAACTTCTCCGTCCAATCCTTCCACGGGTTCTTTCGGGTCGTCAACAACAGGGTTTCCGTGTTTATCAAAGAATCCCTCAAGCGCGTCATATGCAGGTATAAATATTTTATACAGACCGCTTTTTGTTCTTCCGTTGGAGTTCCTTTCATAAGGGTCTGAGTTGTAGTACAACTTTTTAAACTGTGCGCCACCACGGTCTAGTGGGTTTACTGTTGAACCGACCAATGCCTTTCCAATCACTCTACGACCTACTATTAACCATGTTCTATGTATACGCCCTCCATCTTGATTATCTAATGGTCGCTCCCACTTTCCTGCCTCGTCAAGATACAACATGTGTAGCTTCTCCCCATCGTATGCGTTAGCAGTAGTATTCTTCCAATTGACGATAGTATCTAATGCTTCACCCTTATGCGAAGTCTTGTTGTTCTTGGTAATACGCTTTGAAGGCTCACGGAATGCAAGCTCCATGCGAGGATTTGTTGTACCATCTTGTATAGGCTTAAAAAAGAATGGATAGCTCTTGAAGATAGGCACAACCTTCTTCATGAATATATTCTCTTGAGCATCCTTACCCGTCTTAGACATAATACCTAAGAGCTTCTCTTTTACTTGAGTGCCTTCATCAACCTCAATACATGCACTCATATTGGTATATCCCGAACGTCTACACTTAGTGTATATCTGACCTAGTGATCGGGAGTCAACCTCACATGCGAGAAAGTGAGTAAATAGCTTACGCTGAAAATCTAAAAACGATGGGTAACCTATATCAATTTTGCTCCATTGAAGCATCATGTAGTGGCGACCCGTTAGGTAAGTGGGCTTCCCATTGTTATAAAACCATACCCCATCACGTCTACGTGTAAATTCTTTTTGAATATATGGGGTGTACTTAGCTCTAAACTCTCTTGGGCTTTCCGCCCATTCATCCATAGAACGGATGGTAAGTAGGTCTTTAGGCATTGGAGTCCTACGCCAATACTGCTCCTTCTTAGGTAAGTCGTGAAACAGTATCTCTTTATCTTCGGGGACTTCGGGAAGTTGAATGCAAAGACCAGAAATATCAATAACCTCGCCACTCGTATCGTTTGAGCAAACATTTACTACGGGGTCTTCATACTCCTCTATATCAACTAATCCTGCCATTACTTACTAAACCTTTCCGCAAATCCCCCTGAGAAGTCATTTTCTTCTGACATGCCACCGCTATCCTTTAGGGAGCGTATCATATCTTCCAACCTTTGCCTTTCTTGTAGAAGTTCGCGTGCATCTGTTGCCGTTTGCTTTATAGACTGTAGCTCCGCCTTCCGACCCGAACCATTAAGATCAGGATCAACAGGTTTCTTTACCTCTTCAATCATATTGTTGATTGCTATCTCCATAGCTCCCATCAAACGTTGTGCAGCATCTAGCGATGTAAACTTCTTTCTACCCATTACGCACGTATAATAAGTCATCGTTCTTCATTCTCCAAAGCGTCTCACCCTTCACTTCCATAGCGTAGTCAGAGTGTTTAGAGAAATAGACCTTATCCCCAACGCTTGCGCCTAGATAATTTAAGTCGGTATTTGCATATCTAATGAATCCGTGGTCAGCATCCTTATCTTCTTCTAAGATGATGATACCCTCTACTATCTTCTCAGTAACCTTTTGAGGCTGTTCTACAAAAACCCAATCCGATAACATATGGATTTCACCATCGGGTGTCTCATATGCATAGGCATGAGAACCATATCCACCATTCGGATCGTAACGAACGAGATACAAATCATCCTCTAGGTGTAAACTCTTCTCCACACATACGTGATGGTGAAAGTAAAGTATATCACCAGGCTTCGCATCCACATCGTGGCGCGCAGGAGTGGATACAATCTCCGCATAGTTAATGCGGTTACCAAATTCATCAAACTTTGAAGCGAGGTAAAGCTCTTGCCCCGCAATAGAAATCGTGTCCTTGAACTTCTTTGGAAGTCGGACAACAAACATACCTAATGCTCTCATACTAAAAATTGAGGTCGTACTCTACTATACACGGCATATTCGCAACTTCCTTCCAA